GCCTGATTTAACAAGCGGGGTTATAAATGCAGGCTTGGGCACAATAATACCTAAAGTGATTGAAGGTGATCTAACAACACCGCCACCGCCTACTACACTTACAGCTTCGGCTGGAGGCCCAGCAATTGCACTTCATTGGGATCAACCTCTCCGCACAGATGTAGTAACCCATATTTACAGAAATACAGTTGATGATCGCAGTACGGCAGTAGTTATTGGCATGTCTGTAGGAAACTATTACGCCGATACTGTAGGGCATGGATACACTTATTACTACTGGGTTCGTTATGTTTCTATTAATGAAGTATCGGGGCCATTTAATGCGGTAGCAGGTACAGTTGGCATCACATCCGAAAAAGTCAGTGACATAATAGAAAGGTTGAGCGACGAGCTAAGCCAAAGTCATTTAGCAGTAGCCTTATCTACTAAAATAGACAAGATTGATGTGATTGAGGGTGGTTTGGCAGAGGTAGTTACTGAAAGCGCGACTCTTGTGTCTACGACAGCTACTTTGAACACCACAGTAAGCGGGTTTAGTGCCACTATACAATCTCACACGGGGTCGATTAATGGGGTTATTGCCGAACAGTTTGTGAAGATTAACGCAAACGGTGCTATTTCAGGGTATGGCCTTGCAGCTAATGCAGGCGGCAGTGAGTTTGCAGTATTAGCTGATGTGTTTAAGATTTCACATTCTGATGGTTCTAAAATAGTTCCTTTCATAGTAACTGACGGGGTTACTTACATCAACAATGCCATGATTAACATGGCTACTATACAGTGGGCTGACATTCCAACGCTTAATACTCACTTGTTAACAGTTACAGGGCCGATGGTTGCAGACACAATCGATGCTACGTTGTTAGATGGCGATACGATTATAGCTAATGTGTCTATAACCGCTCCTGCGATTAATGGCGGTTCGATTACTGCAGCTAGTATAAACGGCTCCACTATTACAGGTGGCATAATTAACGGCGTATTGGTATTAGCGGGGGCGGTGGCTTTAGTTACTGAATTTGGCGCACCACATTATGCTTATGACAGTGGGGTTTATTTTGACTTCTCTAACTCTACTAATGTTGGCGGCAATCATCTTCTCGGTGTAAGTGGCAACATTAAGCCTTACAACTATCACTTATACGCCCATAGCGGTTCTACTGTTAAAAACTCTACATCTAATTTATTCCGTTACAGAAAACAAAGCATAACGCCAGAAATGCATTGTCATGTCCAGTACAACCAAGTAGGCGGGCTTATCAACGCAAATTATGTAGCCCTGCAAACTCATTTTTGGGTACGGGCAGGCATTAGAACAAGCGCGGGTACTACACTGACTTACAGTGATTTTGCAATAACGTCTTTTTTTGATGGCCCCCAACAAGGGATGAGAAATAGGCAAATAGTTCAGACGGATTCTTCAGGCATTTACCAATACACGCTTAACTACCAATTCCATTCTTCGTCTGGCTCAGATGGTTTTACTACGTACAATTACCACATGCTAGGTTCGCAGACGCTATCGATATATGCCGCCCATATTGGAGGGGCCACAGGGCTTAACTTTAACGAGTCTACCAGCATAAAATGTGAAGCATTTGTACAAATATTTAACTTCAACGGCGCAAACACTAGCATAGGCACGAAATCTATCCGCATGCATGACGTAGCAGATAACTCAGGTTAGGAGGCCATTTGATACCTTTAATTAATAATAATTTTAATCCTTTATACAGTGGTGCTGCTGCAGGTGTTTTTGCTGTTACAGGATTCCGTCGAGGTTGTGGAAAATCAACTTTAGCGCACGCGCTTGCTTTAAGTTTTGTTGAAGCAGGGAAGACAACGTGTTTAGTACAGGTGCCTACAAATGGGCCTAACTCGAATGCGTTTACACAACACATGCGAACTGTTTTAGGTAAGACGGGGCCAGGCGATTACCCAATTTTAACTGAGGCCGATGATCTAACTGCTTACGAGTGCGTGATTTACGATGGGCTTCCTGTAGGCACACCTACACTAGATCGGTGTTTCTACATTACACCAGAGTTTGCAGAGGATTTTGATTTAGGCGTTACTTGCGAAATGGCGACTAAGTTTCGTTGTGGCGTGCAAGACAAAATATTCACTCGTTTTGCCAGCACCTCAATGGAATTTATTTCCATAGGTAGAGCAGCAGTGAGCCCTGAATCTGAACTGTTAGCTAGAACAGATTGGATGGCACTTCGAGCATTAGAAGCGCTGTATTTACAAGATACTGATATTGCAACTTTACGCACCTACATACGCAACACTAACTTAAATGGCTGGGAACCAAGCGCATAAAATTAACCTACAACACCCACAAAGGTAATACCTGTGTCAGCAAAAAGACAACGTAACACCCAAGAAGCACGTACGAAGTCAACCGAGAAATTTTCAGAGGAACGCCAAAGGCCACCTTTACAGCCGAAGACTCCAAACCAAGACCGGTATTTAAAGGCGCTGAAGAATCCAAATTGCCCTGTAATCATAGCATCGGGAGTCGCAGGATCAGGCAAAACATACTTAGCGTGTGCATACGCTGCAGATCAGTTTATGCAGAACCGAGTTCAAAAGATCATTCTTTGCAGAGCAAACATTCCAACAGGTCGGAGCCTTGGTGCATTTAAAGGTGACAAAGACGACAAGATGATGAACTGGGTTATGCCAATGGTGGACGTACTCAAGCAGCGTATGGGTGGAGGACGCTTTGACACTGCACTAAACAATGGAAACATCGAGCTACAACCCTTAGAAACTATTCGGGGTAGAAGTTTTGGCGGTGAGAAAGAGGGCGCAATTGTTTTAATCGATGAAGCCCAACAAATGACAGTTGATGAAATTAAAGCAGTGACTACACGAATAGGCGATAACTGCGTCTTGATTTTGATGGGTGATTTAGCTCAATCCGACATTAAACAAACGTCAGGTTTAGGTGTGCTAATCAATTTACTGGATAAGCACAAGCTGCCCATTACAGTTGTCGACTTTGAAATCTCAGACATACAGCGCAGTGATACATGCCGAATGTTTGTGGAATTGTTCTATAAAGAGGGCATTTAACATGGAATCATTATTTGAAGCACTGGCGTTTTTAATACAAGCCATAACAATAGGTGGCATAGCCGCTGTACTTTTAGCTCTGGTAGGCGTCATACCTATTCAAGTCCATCGTTACATTGAAATTAATGTAAGCGACGATGTAGAGGCGAAGAAGATTTTAAAATCGTGGGGCATCATTATAGGTGCGAACGGCGAAATTCAGGACGAAGAGGATTCAAAAGATGAACTATAGCGAATACCTACCTTATGCGCGTCCACAAGAAAAAGAGAAGATAGAAGCCATTATAGCGGCAGGCTCAGTTAACCAGGCATGTATTGATTTAGGGCAAGACCAGCGTAATATGCGGAGGTCTTTGAAGAACATGAGAGAGCGTGTGGCTAGGGAAGAAGGCTTTGCCCCTGAAGCTGGATTGAACCAGCCTACGGCTCCAAGTGAGATACTGAAAGGCCGCTCGTTCTTAAAGAAGGATGATGAAGGTACACTCACATGGTACAAGACTGCATTTAAAGAGTCAGAGAATTTAGACATACTGCAAGACTTGTTGAGCAAGGCTGCAGAGAAAATGCAGACGATACCGCTGATCAAGCCGCCAGCAGCAACACCCAATGAAGAACTTTGTACTGTGTACACACTCACGGATTTTCATTTAGGTATGTTAGCGTGGGAAGGTGAGGGCGGTGAACGATGGGATTTACCTACGGCGAAGTCAGTGATGATAAACGCCTTCCAAGATTTGATTTCACAAAGCCCACCATCAGAGTTTGCTATCTTTAATCAGCTAGGTGACTTCTTACATTTTGACGGGCTGGACGCGGTGACCCCGCAAAGCAAACATGTACTGGATGCGTCAGGTCGATATGGCGAATGCATTGAGCTTGCTATTGAAGTAATCTGCGAAGTGACAGGGTTGCTATTACAGAAGCACCGCAATGTTAAGCTGCTTATGTGTGAGGGCAATCACGATGAATCAGGTTCGATCTGGTTACGCATTGCTATGAATAAGATTTTTGCAGACAATCCCCGTGTTGAAGTGAACACAGAAGCGCTGCCATTTTATGCAGAACAACATGGTGACATTCTGTTAGGATTCCATCACGGGCACAAAGTAGCGAACAAACGCTTACCAATGTTATTTGCCAGTGAGCCTAAGTTTAGAAAGATGTGGGGCGAAGCTGAGTACACTTATATCCACACAGGGCATTACCATCATCAGGAGCAAGAAATTGCAGAAGGCGGTGGAGCCATCGTAGAAAGACACCCTACTTTATCAGCGCGGGATGCGTATTCGGCAAGGGGTGGATACGTGAGTTGGCGATGTGCCAGGGCGGTAACTTATCACAAGAAAGATGGTGAGCTAAGTCGGACAACTGCGAAGCCGAGAGTGCATTAAAAATTGCTGCGGGAATTGCTGCGGAATTGACCTTAAACTACCCGTATTTACCCGCAGCAATGGTCTTAGCATTGGGTTAAGTCATTGAAATATAAGCTTATTTAGTAGGTATTAAAAAGATCGAGTCTCTCCGTCCGCACCATCCAACCCCTTGAATTACAAGGTTTTTGTTTTCAAAGCTGCGGAATTGCTGCGAAAAACGGCCATTTTATGTACCTATTTCGATAAAAACTCTTTGTAAGCCGCTTCCATTTTTGATCCATGTTTGACCCCAGTATTCTTAATAAATCGTGCGTAATACTTTAGCGTAGTCGAACTGTCAGCATGTCCCATTTGTTTTGCAATATAGGTAAGCTCTTCACCCGCATTTAACATCTGCGATGCGTAAGTGTGTCTGGTTTGATAAGGTATTCTGTAGCGAACTCCTGCTTTCTTTAATGCTTGTTTCCACTGCGCTCGTATTTTATTAGTCGTACTCCAAGGCTGGCTAGTGAGCGGATTCATAAACACAATGTCATTTGGCTCTACCCCTTTAAGGAAGGAATACTCTTTGTACGCTCTTAGACATTGGATTGCAGGGCCAACTAAATCAATTGTTCTATAAGAGGCTTGTGATTTAGGCGGCTGAAATTTATTGGGACTTGCATCAACGATGACCTGATCGATTAGAACAGTGCAGCCAATGAAATCGACACGGCTCCAGCATAAGCCGCGAATCTCTTCTGGTCGCATTCCCGTAAAGAACTGGAACATTAGCTGCAATCCAAGTTGTTTAGGGGCGGCTCCAATAATAGCTTCTCGTTCTTCCCAAGAGAAAGGGTCAATTCGCGTGGCTTCAGATTTGATAACCACTGTTTGTTTTTTGAGTTTCTTACCTAATAGGGGATTCACAGAGATAATCCCTTCTTCTACCGCTGCGTTAAGTGCGTCGCGTAGCACGGCAATTCGTTGAGTGCGTGTCGAGGGGAGCACTTGCATGGCTAATGCCCAATCTTTTACCATAGGCCATGCTAGATTGACCACTTTAGTTTTTGCTAAAGAAGATTTCTTAACTTGACCCTCGATGATTCGTTTATAAAAGGTGTAAGTGCCTGGTCCAATACTGTAATGGCTGTTCAACCAGTGTTTTAGGAAAGTATAGACCTGTCGCTTGTTGACGAATAGCGCAGCTCTTTTAGAATTTGGGAAGGTAGCGGCGTAATCAAAGGACCCATTCTTAATGGCATCTTTGATTTGCGAGAGGTGTACAAAACATCGTTCTAAATTAGCGGGGGTGGGCTCAAGTTCAATGCGCTCGCGTTGTTCTGTTTTGGAGTCTGGGTAGTAGAATCGTACTTCGATTGAACTTTTAGACGCTTTTGCGACCCCCTTGTACGTTTTTGGTCTACCCATGCTTCGTAGCCTCCTAGGCTTATCAATATCCTATTGTCGGGTGCTCTGGAGAATACATCATTCTCTTGCCATACACCTTCACTGATTTTAGATCGTATAGCAACTTCTGTATAGCCTGACAGTTCTGAAAATTTACTAATTGTTACTCTGTCTAACATGGAGGCTCCTACAGTGTGTTTGTGTACTTA